CCATAGTATTGTGTAGATAATCTTCCCCATCTTTCATAGGGATCATACATTCCTGCCATTCCCTCATTCTTAATTTGCAAGTCCTTAAATTTCTTCCCTTGCAATTTTTCAAATCTTTGAATGGCATTCGCATAATGCGTTTCGTATGAGAATCGGAGATAGGGAATATCCTTCTGTTCCCTTGCATAATTAGGAACCTTTACATTCAATCCACCATAAATCTCAACACACTGTCTAGATTTTGGTTTCTTTGTGATTCCTACTAATCTTGGAACTATAAGTTTTTGTTTCGCTAATGAAGGATCAAGAGCAGTTGCACAATCAGGACAAACAAGTTCTCCTTTATTCAACAATGCATGAAGATGAACATCCTCATCTCCAGGCATAAATTCATCAAGCTCAGTTAAATCAAAATCTTCTGTTTCTTCCTCAATGGGAACGTCCATTTCTTGTTCTGCGAATAGTTCATCTGATAGAACCATTCCACAAGTAGGACACTGGCGTGCTTCTACTTCTTCATCCTCATATTCTGCATCATCATAAGTTCCATATTTCTTATCTTCCTTTGAATATGTATAGGCTGCTACCATTCCCTCCGTGCATAACAAATATAATGCCTGAAGGAAAACTAACTGCGCGTTGATATGTCTTGATACTAATTCATGAATATGATTTCCTGCCTTTGCAGTTGCAATATCAGCAGGATTATCTGCATCATCTGGCGTGCAATGAATAACAGGAATGTTAATGGAAAGTGCAGCAATGATAGATTCTAAATAAGCACGGAAAATGTTAATAGGTTTGTCATAATAAGCTGCATCGTTATCATTAACATCATCAGCCGTATTATCATATACTCGCCAATCATGTGCAGTCTCACTAAACCAAATTCTAGTAAATCCTGCCCAATAGAGTTTCATCTTCCGCCATTGACGTATTTGTCTTTGACGAACAGAAACATCCTCATTCTCAAAATGATCAGCTATATCTTTAATTTTACGTTCTAGTTCTTCGGAGATTCTTTCCATGCTACTCTTTCTTGGAGTATGCTTTTCTTAATCCTTCCGGAGTCTTATCTGCAAATTCCTTGGCTTTCTTCTTAGTTAAAGACTTTCCTCCCTTTTTAGGTTTCATTCCATGCTCTACCGCACGCATAAACTTATATTGATCAGGACTGGTTGCTGGCATCTACAACTCCTAATTCTTGTTCAATTTCGTCAATCTTATCTGCTACTTCAGGATTTTGTCTCTTAATATCCGAAATAATTCCCTTACGCGCCTTCTCCATATCTTCCCGTTCTAATCTTCTTTGAGTCACAGCCCACGGAGTATGCTTAGGAACAATAGGTTTGGGCGCCTCTTGAGGAACATTTACCATCCGTATTTCCGGTTTAGTAATAGCAATAATTTGATCCAATAATGCTTCATTGTTTGCCTGCAGAATCTTATTTTGTTCTCTATAAATCTCACATCCCTTACAGGGCTCATATTGTTTACCTAATAAAAAACTAATGAATCTTAACATATTTCCTTCTCCAATAAGACTTCCTAACAACTCCTAAGGGCTTCGCCACTTCCAAATGCTCCATTTTACGATAAAATGCAGTTTGATCGCCAGTAGCTTGCACTGTCGCAATAGCCGCATTAATCTTGATTCGCTTCTCCATTTCAGAATCCGGGCCATCACAAAATCTATTAACAGCTTTACATAAATATCTTAAGTTATCGATTGGATCATCACCGCTAAATTCTGCTATGTCCTCAATTTTCTTTTCATCATGAATACACATTGGAATAGTTTCAATAAGAACTTTACAAGTATCAAATATTTGAAGTCTTGGAAGATTCGCTTCTGCTTCTTCATCAAAAAATCTAGCTTTATATTGTTTAACCGCCTTTTCTCCATAATTCCGATATAACATCTGTGCATATTCTAAGTCGTAGAACTCACCATCCGCCTTAAGTAATGTTTTACTTTCCCAACGCATGAAATCATGAATACTTTGAAGTCCAGCAATACGAGAACCGGGCGAATTATCTGAACTGGAAGGGACAAGTCCAGAATATCTTTGCACCTGTTCAGCAATAGTTTCGACTCCTCTTTCTTGCCATGCGCTTCCACATAAAATAAAGTGCACGATATTCTCATGCTGAGATATTTCACCAACTTCTGATGCCCAAAATGGAACATCTCTACCTATCCAATAACGTTCTCGGTAAATATACACTCTATTGTTTGGTGCAATTGCTGCCCACATTGCATGGCACATTGCTCGTTTTCCCCAATCAATAGACAAAACCTTTGGCCACCATTCTGGCACATCAAATGGTTCGATAACGTGCAACGCATTATTAGGTTCATTAGGAAATCTAATTGGTCTAAATTCTGGAAAAACGCTTCCTTCGAATGCGTGCCAGTCTCCGTATTTCTTAGCTCGCTTCTCATTTTCTGGTAGTAATTCTAACTTCTGTAAATATTGTGGATCATATTCCATACCGTGTGTATTATCTTGTGGGAACGCGGGTATGAATATTCTATATAAATATCTTCCAGTTTGTTCATTGTAAGTCTTAGGATCTCTTATTAATTTGTATCCTTCTTCGCAGGGTCTAACAAATCTATTGTATACAAAAGTTTGTCCAACACCGCCTGGATTCGTTCCGTTGCGAACAAAAGAAAGGTTGAAACTACTACCAGGGCGGACACGAGAACCAACCATATATACGTATGGAGCTTCTTCGAAATGCGTGAGTTCATCAAAAGCACAATAATTATACTGAGCAGAGTCATACTGCCTAATATCAGAAGCATGTTGGACATGCCCAAAGTCCATGTATGATCCATATTCTGGCCATTCCCAACTGTGCTTTGTTTCATTATACTTGGCACCTGTTAATGGATAGTAGTCTTTAGAAAGTCTGATAATCTCTCGTTCAAGATCTGGAAATTTACGTCGAAGAATAATTCCCTTGAAACCGCGATATTTATAAAACCCTCTGATGAGTGGCAATAAAGTAAGAATAAATGACTTTCCCCCATAGGCAGCGCCACCATATAAGGCTTCAAAGACTTCATCTGGAATAGAGAGAAAATCCTCCTGTCTTTTATTTGGTTTAACTTCTCTAATGAAGTCATTACCCGGATCTCCAAATTGAATCATTTTGAAAATCTTGGCCTAGCTGGATATTGAGAATTATTCTCTAATCCCCTTAATTGCATATTTATATCTTCAAGTCTGTCATTTGTAGCATCAATTCTATAATTCATTAATCCCATTTGACTTTGCATAACATTAATTGTTTTGGTTAAATCTTCAATCCTTTCTAAACTTGCGGATATTTGCTTTTGAGAATTATTCCAAATAACGCCTGTGGCACCTAACAACCCAGCAAATAGAACACTAATTACTTTGTTGTATACATTATTTCCATCCACGTTACGCCGCCTTTAATTGAACTAATGCACTCCCCGTTGTGCATCTTACAAATCCTCCTGCACTTTCCGCACCTACAGTATTAGCATTTGTCAATGCCACCCAAGTAGACTCATCTAACGATATTTCTACTGCTGCTGAAGTCTTAATCCAACATCTCCTAACCGGGAGCGCATTGGATACATTCTGAGCTATCGTATGAACAGGACCAATAGTTAAAAGTGTAAGAGCCATTATAACTCCTTTAAACAGGACTCCTTGCATTAGCTTTTACTACAAATTCTCCTAGTCTTAAACATCTTAGATTACCAGGATTAACTCTTGAAATATCATAATAATAAGTTCCAGGTTCTATATCCGATTGTCCGCCTATACCACCTACTATAATAATGTCATATTTTCCCTGTGGCATAACTGTTCCAATAGCTGTTACTTGGAACATTTTAACCGGATCATTAGGTGCCATTGATACAGTAAAAGATATAACCCATCCAGTAATGTCAGTTCTTACCTCCGTCATATGGAGAGTAATATCTTCTGCTCTTACTATCGTGATAGATTCTTCTATTGGCATGAATGACCGTCTGTGTCAAGATAGTATTCAGTTCTTTGTGATTCTAAGTCGTAGTCATCTGCCTGTGAGATTAGATAATACTCTGCTGCTTCTGATAAGAGACAAATTGGTCTACCAATAATCTGTGGTAATACAATTCCCATTCCTTGCAGATAATCTACGCCATTCCTATTAATTCTTCTAAAGACTGGCCAATTATACTGAGCAAATGGTAAGTTTCCTTCAACTGATGTAAGAATGCTAAGTGTATTATAATCGAATCCCTTACCAGACTTAATCAGAGCAGGATTATTGAATAATACCGGAACAAATGGAACCTCATTAGCTCCTACGAGTTGAACAATACCATAACCAAATCCTACCTGATTCCTTCTACCAATTTTCGGATTTGGCCAATCTTTCTGAGTCTGAGAAGTAAATGGTAATGGATTAAGAGAACTTTGTTGTAAGTTATTAATCCAGCTAAGTGTAGGTCTATCTTTTCTACCAGGAATAAGTGTAATAACACTAGAAGTAGGATCTTCTCTAGTAAGAGTCTGACACCAAATCCATCCTGGCCTTAACCTAGGTTTAACTCTTGGATTTGAGAATTCATCATTGGTTAATGGGAACTTAATATCATCAACAAATCTGCTAACTGTTCTAACAAATAAATGACGTGGAGTTCTTGGATTACTCCAATCAATAGGAATAAATGGAATATCTG